TGTGTGTCGCCCATAACTTGCAGGCTGTAATAAAGGGAGGTTTGCGGAGATTCCAACCACTCTTCGATAAAGGCTTCGTCATAAGTGACGACATCACTCCAACTGTTGAAGCTATACCCGTGAAGAAGTCCCGTACGATCAAGCATGATCATAATATTATCTGCAACTTTCTTATACGCATCCCAACCAACTTCAGATGCAATTTCTACATCTCCGTATTGGTAGGTTTGAACACCGAAAGTACCCGAATCGCGGTCAACAGTCCTGGAGATTGGGGGCGCAATTTCTGGGGTGCAAGTAAACCCATCCAGATCTGTGCTTCGATAACTGCAGGAGGCAGTGGGCGCAATAGCAAAGGCTCGAACCATATTATGACTGCGAGCAACTGCCGCGGCATTAGTAATACCATGTCGAATGGCACATGCCAATTCAAACGCTTTCGTTGGTACCACATCGCCTCCGTTGACTTGCTCCAATGCGGTACCGAACTCTTCATAAGTTATGCCGTACCGCCGTAGGAGGTTTGCCAGTCCAAGCATTCCAAGTCCGACTTGTCGATCTGTTTCTGATGGCAGATATTCTTTTGAATCTCCAACGCCCGTTCTAGCGTGCAGCTCACACAATTCCTGCATGCCTTGAGTAAAAGCTTTTGGGATGTCGTCAATTTTACAGGCACCGTAATTAATGTGTTGGAGCAAGCAAGTCCCTCGACTGGGCAGATACACCTCAAGACAGACGTTTCCACGGATTCGATCTCCATTGCTATCGTATTTTACCTTGTTTAGCCAGATGTCACCCGATTTTATTCCAAACAAGAGCTGGTCTTTAAACTGGCACTCTTCCCACCACTCGGGTTTGATATTGATGCACCGTTTGACCCACGGCAGTTCATTCCGGGAAGCGGATATAAAGTCAAGAGCGTCAGGGTGGTTGAGATCAAGATGACAAACAACAGCGCCATTCTTGTAGATCCCTCCCCGTCGTAGGATTTCATTGAGGGTACTATAAATTTTTGCAAAACTAACTGGACCGCTTGCAGTTACACCTGACGGACGTTGATGACCTTTCGGGTCAAGTTTCGACAGGTGTACAGCACACCCTGCACCAAAGCGAAGGGCATGACTCACGAAGCGCCACGACGCCTCAATGCCATTGGGACCTTCCATTTCGTTTTCCACGGTAAAAACCGTGCACGAAACTGGCAAGCGAGAGGTTGGGTCATCAAGCCACGATTGAACGCGACCGGTACGAGAGATAAAGCTGGTGGTCATTAAATCAAATCAGTAAGTGTTGGTGGTTTGTAGTGAGGTCCTTTCAGGACTTTGCCGTCGTCGCGATAGATAGGTTTACCATCATCACCCAGTTTCGACATGTTGGATTCGTGAACCCGCCGCATAGCTTCGTCGAGATCCCATTCTTGGGAAGCAGCGAATTGATACGCAACGTACACAAGGTCAGCGAGTTCTTTTAGCTGTTCACACTCATCTTTCATGTGATAAGCCTCATGAAACTCTGACCATTCTTCATCGATCAAAGCTTTCTGGGTCGGTCTCTTCATCGAACCATTGTGGAGGTTGTAAGCGGATCGGAACTGTTCCGCTTGGTCCATCAAGCTCGTGTGTATGTAGGAGTTCATTTTCGAGATAGTGGATTGCTTTTTTGAGATCATCTACTTTGCTGTCTTTGTAACCAGCACGGCAGATGTATTTGATTGCATTACCAAGGTGGTAGTTCAGCTCTTGGTCACGGATGAAGTCCCAGACTTCTATTGATCCTCGGGTGTAGTGCGCGGGGGATTGGGCCACTTTTTTACTAAGTTTGTGACGGTGTTACAAAGGCAAAAGTTTTGTCGTTGCAGTGCAAGGAACAAAGTAATTATATCTTCTATCTCTGCCTCAGGTAGAAGATCTTTAAGACGCCGTAACTTGAACTCCTGCTCCACCGTCAGTTGTATCACTGGCGGAGGTGGGAAGCCAGGGTATGGCTTGTCGTTGGATTGGGTCATAGTCTTTGCATGTCAGGATTTTTGCAAGACGAGCGTTCATCAAAGCGTCTTTTTCGTCCAAGCCTTTGGACTTAAACGCTTCGACCACAACGTCCCATGTGTAACCTTTTTCTTCAAACAAAGCGACTGCACGTTTGACACCCAGTCCGGGAACTCCGGTATAGCCGTCAGTTTGGTCACCTGCCAACGTTTGAATGTAATGCCAACGGTCACCCTCTTCAGGTGTCACGGTGATCAACTCATCCAAGTTGTACAATTTGCCGGGGATTTGACGCATGTCTTTATCTGGACTGACAATGATGTTGCCGGGGTTTGCTGTTGCATAAATGCCCATAGCATCATCAGCTTCAAGTTCAGGCATGCGAATCACTTCGTATTCTTCACTAAGTTTGTCGATGACACGTCGATAGCCGCACGGCTTCTTACGTTGTCGGTGTCCCTTGTAGGCAGGGTAAATAGTTTTGCGAAAGTTTTTGGAATCACTAAAGAACAAAATAAGTTCAGGAGTGTCCCACAAGAAATAATCCTTAATTTTGTTTAGTTCACGTTTGACGTTTCGGTAGGCATCAGAGAATTTACTGATGACCATGATGACGTCATCTCCCCAATCAATTTCATCCTCTGCACTGGCACAGGCTTTGTACGTAATGTAATCAGCGTCAATTAAAAGCTTCATTTAGAAAGATACCAAGCAATGAACTCTTTACACTTGTCTTGACGACGTTCGTGTAGGTGTGGATAAAAAGTCATGACTATGTCAAAGATCAAATCACGTTTAGACGTTCTCCACCTGTAGGTAGGTTTGTAATGAGGTCGTGATGCCCGACGTCTCCCAGACATGTTTCCAACACAACCAAGAGCTTCATAAAAAGACCAAACAGAATCTTTGTCTGTCATTTCAACAGAAATTTCCCATATGTTTGTGGTACTTAAGTAGGACAAACAACCTTCGCCTTCAAAAAGCCCAGCAGCCCATTCAATGGACTTCGGCCCAGTTTGCACCTTGTTTAGCTTCGGCTGCGATTGGGATTCGGAGGTTGTAGTACCGTCCAGCTTGTTCAGCTGATTGTACCAAGGATGTTGATAATTGTTCTGCGTGCTGGGGGTCGCACTCAAACTGGAGTTCGTCATGAATAAAAGCGAGCTGGCTGGCGCACAACTCTTGGTGGATAATGTTTTGGTTGTTAATAATCATCCAACGCTTGGCAATAACGCCAGCGCCAGATTGTAAGCAGTAGTTGAGACTTTTGTGTGGCTTGTCTACTTTGATTTTACGGCGATCGATTGAACGAACATAGCCGTTGTTTTCAGTCGCCGATTTTATGGCCGAAAGAAGTTCTGCAAGGCCATCAATAGCAGAAACAAACGCCGCTCTGATTTCTTTGCCTTTGGATTTGGCAGCGCGATCATTTAAGGAAGAGTCGTAGGAATGTCCAATTTTGGCGTCGCCTGCTCCATAGAGGAAGGCGTAGGTGACAGTTTTGACAGCCCGTCTACTAATTCCGATTTTGTCGGCATTAACTTGATGAATGTCTCCGTTAATGAGGATGTCAGCGTAACGACCCTCGTCATACCGAGCAAGATAATGAGCAAGCATGCGGAGTTCAATACCTGCAAGATCAGCACCAACCATAATTTGACCTGGAGATGCCGTGAATAATTCTCTGAACACATGGTCGCTAGGGACTTGACTTAGGTTTGGATTTCGATGACTGCAACGATGCGTGTTTGTCGCTACAGAACAGTGATGGTGGATACGATTAGCACTCGTACATAACTTCAGCCATGCGTTTGTGCCTTCCGAGATCATCCCCAATTTCTTCGTAATATCGAGACACTTTAGAAATAACATAGAAGTCTCCGTCCCAATATCCTTTAGGACGACTTCGTCGATAATCGGTTTCCCAGTTGGCGTTAACTGTTTCGGTTTCCAGTTGCACTTGGTCTGAAGTATCCATGATATATGGTCTCTCGATGTTGGATTAAGGTCTTTTAATCGTGTGAAGGTAGCTCCTTCGACGTACCCAGCTGGCCCGTTATTTCGTTTAGGAGTAAATTCTGGTCCTGCAACGAAAGGAAACCTGTCGCGTAATAGTTGATGAGTTTCTTCAAGCTCTTGTCTGAGAGACGATGCAAGTTTCCATGCAGAGCGTTCATCAAAACTCCATCCATGTAGCTGTTGCTTTGTGAGTAGTTTTGCAACGTCATGTTCTAACGTGACCCAGTCAGGTAAGGCTGAAAATGATTCCATAGTTTGGTGGTGACAGTGACGTCTTGTATACAGTAATTCTGCATCTCTTCCGACCACTCTTTCCAATCAGTTGTTTTGCCAAAAGATCCTTTGTACTCATTCAATCTATGACCGTACGCTTCTAAAGAATGGCGTCCGTATAGTTTGAGATCCATGTGAGGAATCTTTTCTTTTTTACGTAACCTGTGATCAACTTCTAAAAGGTCTGTGTGAAACAAACGAGACAGAAGTAATGTGTCAATCACTAATGCTTTAGGATCGAACCAAGGGAAAATCTTTTGGATGCAGGGTATGTCGTACCCGATGACGTTGTGGCCAACGATGACTTCAGCGTCTTCCAGCCGTTGTACACCTCTAACGATTGGCTCAGTTGAGCCTTGATCGTTGTATACAAGCGTTTGGTCAGTCTCTGTATCGTAGATGACAATACAGTGGATTTGGGTAACATCATCCAAAAGACCGTCACTTTCCAGGTCGAAGATTAGCATGTTTCCAGTGGTAGGTTTTGTCAACAAATTGTGCACGCTCTACCATCTCTGGCGTGGGAGGATTAGGACGTTTAAGAGAAGTCTGATAGTTCGTCGTCTCCGGGATCGTCTTTAGTTTCATTAAATTTACAAGTGGATAAGTCGTATGTAAGTGTGCAAGCTACGCCAACTTCGCCAGAATAGCGATTTTTAAGGACTCTAACCGTTGTATCACTTCCATTTTTGTCGGATTGTTGATTTCTCTCCAGTCCGATGACTGCATCAGAGAGTTGAGCAATTGCAGCAGATCCGCGCAGTTGTCCGAGAGTAACTCGTGCTCCTTCTTCATGGTTTTTATCTGATTGTGTTGTACGTCTGAGATGGCTGACAAGGAACAGTGAGACGCCAGTACGCTCAACAAGTGAACGTAATCGTGTCATAGTTGTGTCAATCATCTTGCGTTCGTCACCATCAAGACCGCTTAGAAGGATTGACAAGTGATCTAAAAAGATAACCTTGCAATCAAGGCCAGCAGCTAAGTATTCAATGCGTGAGTAAATCACGTCAGGGTCAAACGAACCAAAGCCATCAAAAAGAAACAAGTTCCAATTGGCAATGGTGTCGTCATAGGCTTGCTGTAATGTCGCACGGTCATGCTGTCCCAAGTGCAAAGACTTGTGAACACCAGCCGACATCAAACCTAAAGCTGTACGACGGTTGGATTCTTCCAACGCCAGGTAACCGACCCGTTCTCCCTTTGAAAGAAGGTTAGTTGCAAGTTCACGACAGAATGAGGATTTGCCGATACCAGATCCTGCAGTGATAGTGACAAGTTCTCCATACCTGATCCCGTGAAGCTTTGATTGTAATCCTTGAAAGGGGTAGTCATGATCAGAAGGTGGAGATGGTGTAATGATGACGTCGAGCAGTTTCTTTGCATCGACAATTCCTTCAGGTTGGTACTGCTGGTGATCGTAATTACACACGGCTCGGATAGCCTCAGTGTCACCAGCTTGTAATGCGTCTGACGCGTCTTTGTATTTATCTAGGTAGCCAATGTAAGCTTTACCTGGAGGCAATACAGAAGCTGCTTCAGTTGCACCTTTTTGACCAGCTTCATCGTTGTCAAAAAAGATGACTACTTTGTCGTAGTGGTTGACCCATTCGTAGTTGTTTTGAATGGCTTTTTTGGCCGCGGCTGCACCATTTGGTACGGACACTACATCCCAATTGGGTTGTGCTTCCCACACTGAAAGGCAATCCATCTCACCTTCAGTAATGACAAGTTTTTTGAGTTTCTTTGTTGTCTTTTGTCGGAAGTTTTGCATTCCGAACAAAGTTTTTACTTGTCCTTCACATGAGAATTGTTTGTCAGTTGTTCTGACTTTAGCCCCAACAAGAGTTCCATCCACGTCATAGTAATAGTGACGAAGAATGGTTCCATCACGGTACGTTTTAAAAAGCTCCGCAGTCTTTTCTGAGATGCCTCTGCTTTGTAACCGTGTGGCTGACCCTTTGATTTGGACATTCTGCATTTTGTGAGTGTGAATGGTGGGAGTGCCGTCGCCTTTGGTGTGATACCCACACTTGTGACAATGTTGATGGCCGTCTGTGTAAATACTATTTGCATCAGACGACCCACATTGCGGACATGGGATATGCCTTACAAACTCAGATTCCTCAAAGGAGCCATTTGAGTGGGATGTTTGCATAAGATGTCCAAGGGATGCCAAGTTTTTCGCAGTACTTGGCGTACGTTGTTTTGCTTTTTTTAGAGATTGTGTTGTATGGAGCTTGGAAGACCATACGAAGATCAAGCTCAGGGTTTTGTTCTTTTACTGCCTTGATCTTGCGTCTGTCTGAACTGTCCCAATACCCTTTGCATTCCAGATGCACACCGTTTGGCAGTATGAAATCTGGGCAGTATTTGTGGGCAATGGTGTAGTCAACCTTGACGCTTTCGTACTCATACTTGACATCAAGGTCAACTAGCAGATCAGCTACCTTCTCCTCCAGTTTGGAGCGGAAGGCCATCAGCCATCAATCCCTTTTTCGATCATCTCTTCGACAATCTCACTGATGGCACGACGCATTTCGTATCTGAAATCGTTGCGATCAGCTTTGTATCGAACAGCAGTGAGTTCAGGCAGTTGGACGGTAATGGTGCCTTTGTAAAGGTTGGTAGTTTCGTCCTTTTCGACAACAAAATTAACCATCAGAAGTCATCCTCATCAGTAGCGGGGGCGGGAGGCGTCACGTTTGGTTCGCCTGCAACAAAACCGTCAACCTTGCCAAAGGCCGCGGCGGCAGCAGCGTGATCCATTTCGACAGGACCACCATCAGTACCTGCTTTACTGCTCAGGCTGACAATCTGCACACTGGTAGCAACCATGCGGGTGCCAATGGTTTCATTGTCTTGCAGGATGTAGGGTTTTTGGTAGAAGGAGATACGGACCTTGCTACCGGAATACAGTGGAGTGTCGGGGTCAGTGACAGGAGTTCCGACAGCATCCACAATGGGAATAGGTTTATCTTCTTTCCAGCTAAATTTAACTTTGTATTTACCTTCTGAAACTTCTTCCCAAGGTTCGTTTTTTACAAGCTTCCGCTTTGGGTTCTTCAGCTTAGATTCAGCCCAGCGCAATGCTTCAGGACGGTCAGTTTCAAGCTTATCAATCAAGTCTTGGTCAAAGATCGTGGTCATGGTAAACCCGTACTTGCCAGGTTTAGTGATTGCTTGGTAACCGTCAAGAACGACAGGTTGTTCGGTGGTGTAGGTGGTGTAGCCCATTAACAAAAGAAGTAGGTAGATTCGATCACTCGTGACGGTTCAAGGTCACCAATGATTGGTGGTTCAGTCTCAGCGCCAATTTGAAAGGCGAAAGACTTTAGGTAGTCTTGTTCTGCAAACAAGTGCATGTATGTTTCACGAACAATGGTTGATAAAACAGACATGTCAGTAGCACGACAAAGAACCGAGTCGTGTATGAGGGCCAACGGAGAGTTGAACCGTATTGCAGATAAGCACAGTAGTGAGGCATCAAGTGAATGGATTAAATTTGGAGCAGTTGCATTTTTGTGGTGAGTTCGATCTACCTTTTTACTGTCTTCAACAGCAAGGTTTATTCGACATCGACCTAGTAACTGAAGATCAATTTGCTTCAGGTTTTTCTTCATAAGACGTTGGTTAACAACAAACCCTGATGGTGTTGTCCATGTGAGTTTGTCGGCACCACGATCAATGGCAGCAGCTACTTCAGCTTCAATCCATTTCATGACACGCATTGGGCCAGGAACAACGACGTTCATGGCATCCCTTACAGCTTTCACTGTTTCGTTCAGGTCTTCTTTAGTGAATTCGACACCCTTTTCATTGAGTGCTTCACGTATGTATGACCTGTTAGAAAATGGCTTGGCATTGTAAGGAATTGTCATAACTGTTCTTTTTGTCACCTTGCGATCCATGTGCGGTTTGATGCAATCAGGAACGTTAGGTTTCGCTTGTTCAGCTATAACTTTGTAGGCATCTTGTGGTTTGTCACTTGGAATGACATTGACAAGACGTGCGGTTGATTCATCACGTGCAAGACCAGCCAGGATTTGTAATCCTGAGCAGGTTGCGTCTGTGGCCACTGGTAGCCCTGTGTGTAAACGTTTGCGACTAATGACACAAGCGTTGTACTCTTCACAGGCGGCAAGAAACTGCCAAGGTTCATCAGCGGCTTCCCATTCCGAAAGGTTGCCAATCGGATCGAGAGCTACGCGTTTGATGAGTGTGACGTTGTCTTTTGCCCACTGAAGTCTTTCAGCCATGGTGGCTTTATCAAGACCGTATGTGGTTGCTACTTGAAACGCCAACCATTCTTCAGCTTCAGGCGTGACCAGTGCCTCTTCGTAAAAACGTAGAAGGGACTTTCCAAAGTCTGTGTCTTGGGGTGTCAAGAACGCAGGTATTGGATAGACACGCCCCCGATAGTCCGCACTCCATGGCACGAAAAATTTAGGGTACTTCTTGAAGGTTTCAACAGCGTTCATGGTCATGCGAGTTCGACATGACTTCTGAAACGCTTGTGCGTTGACGTTGCAGACCTCTGCAGCCCGCCGTCGGTAGTCTTTGCGTGAAACCTTGTTCTCCGCAATGTCAACAGGCTTTGGTGGCAGTGGCATTTCAACCACAGGGATAAACTTGCCTACCTGTATCTGCCGCTCCATCAGCGTCTCAGCGACGTCAACGGTGAACGGGTTCAACGTGTAGGCAACCTTCTGAATCTTGTTCAGGAAGGTGATGAAATCTTTTCCCTGTATACATTGGCGGTTACCGCGTCGGACCATGTCGTAGCCCTTCATGACCTCGTTTAGGAGGTAGCCGCCTTGCCGCTCGTTAGTCCAGTCATTGGGTTCAATGAGCATGGGCCAGGCAATTGGACTGAACAGCTCAGCCGTGGCCATGATTTCGTCCTTCTTTACAAGGAACTCAGGCGTTGGAACGATGTAGTTCTGACGCTTCCTTCCTTCCAGGCGGACATCAGTCATAAACCATTGGCTTGATTCGCAGATGCAGTCCAACAACCAACCGCCCAGGCGTACCCGGACGGCTCTGCCCCACGGCTTCCAATGCTCTACGTCCATGCGGTTCATCAAAGTGCGAACCACAACCACCTTTTGGTGTGTGCCGATTGACCGATGCCAATAGTTTTGTTTGATCGTGTGTAGAAGACCAGGCACGTTGCGCTCGTAGTGACGCATCATGCACTCGTTTTCTACGGCTTGACCAATTGCATCGGTGACATTGACAACAAGAGATTGTTTTGGTTTGGCACTGAACACCTTGTCAAAGACAACTTTGCAAGCAATGCCTGCGGCTGCTTCGGCTTCAATGTTCTGCAGGTATTGGTAAACCTCACGGAAATGTGCACCTGCATGACCTTTCTTTAAGCGAGTGGTAGTCTTAGTAATACGTTCAGCCACAACAGGCAGAAGGCACTCAACAGAAGCCACCCCGTAAACACTTGCGCTTGCATAGTCTTTTTGTTCAAGTTTGTTGGTGTTGTCGTGAAGTTGTTGTAGCCCTTTCCGGATTTGTTCTCTTTCAAGGGCTATTTGCTGTTCAATTTCAGCTTTTGTTGGCATCTTCGTCAATGTATTTGACTGAGTTCATGTCGTCAATTTGTTCAGACATCAACTTGAGAAGTTCATCACGGTGTGGATGGTTGATAACTTCTTCGATAAACTTAATCGTCTTCTTCGTCGAATACATAATCTTCTAGGTCTCTTGGGTGTATGTAACACAGCGAGTCGTCGTAACAAATAGTTAACTCGTGGGTCCGTGCAAATACGTAACGTTTGATCTTTTCGTTGGCATAAGAAATGCGTTTGTACACATGTTCTTTTATTTTGCCGTTTTTAATGTTGGTGGCTCGAATGATACACTCCACGTTGTCGGGGAGGATCCAGCCTGCGACTTTCCAATCCATGAAATCTTCAAAGTCGACGGAGTCAAACTTACTGGCTGGGATGGCTTTGAGTTTGGCCCACTTGTTTGGGAAGTATGCTTTTTTACCATTCATTTGTTAACCGTACGTCCAGGAGATAAGTATTTGTGTCATCGGACAATGCCAAAGCATCCCATGCGGCTTCTTCAGCATCGGCGGCGAGAATGTATTCAACCTCGCCACTAGACAAAATTACTTGATATTCACTTAGGGTTGGTTTTTCGACGTCGAGCGGGTCTTGGGTTTGGTTTTGGGCAGTTGAAGGTGTCACGTTTGGCTAGTTGTTCATAAATAGGTGTCCATTTGTGATCAGGAAAGTAATGCAACCAACAATGAATTGCATTTTTGATGAAGTAGTCATCATCCTTTAATGAAGGATCTTCGGTCAAGTTTGTAGACAATGGTTCTGAGTTGTTGAGGTGTGAGTAGACCACATTTATGGTCTTTTATTGCTTGGTTGATCAGTTCATCGCAGTTGGGTCCATGCGATGAGTGTGAAGTTTGCAAGATATTTGGTTGTCAAGGTTCTTCATGAACAAAGGTCACGCCCCGTTCACGGAAACAATATAGCGCCTTTGACCACAACTTGCTCTGTTTTAATAATCACTTCAGATTTCAATTGTGTAGTGTAAATGACATTTAGTTTTGTAAACGTTGACTTGACACAAAAAAAGAGCCCCGAAGGG